CGCGTACACATCGGCGTCGAGATCCCTCACCCATTCGTATCGCCAGCCACAGCGGCGGGCGACGGCGAGATCGGTGCGGACGGCGTCGCCCCAGCCGTTTTTTTTTGCTCGGCCCGCTCGTTCGCCATCGCGGCCTCGTGCGCCTCGATCGCGTTGTGAATGTCGGCGAAGGCGTCCGGCTCGAGGTTGTCGAGCACGGCCTCGAGGTCGGCGGCCGGGAGATCGCGGATCGGGACGATCGCGCCACTCTCATCGGGTACCGTCCAGTCGAGCAGAAAGGCCGAGACGCGACAGAGCGCAAACTGGAGGCCGTTGGTATGCGGGACGCCGTCGCCGTTCATGATCGTGCTTCGGACGATCCGCGCGCGCATTTCGCCATTGGATAGCCGGCGCCGGACGGTGATTGTTTTGCCGCCACTGATCGCCAGCGTGACGGCCTCCGGTCGTACGAACCAGGACGGCATAGGTTAGGACTCCGGCGGGCCGAGTTGCCCGGCGAGCGAGGATCCGGCGAGCGTCACGGCGACGACGGGCCAGCAGAACCGCCCGCCGATCCGCGGCGCCGTAAACTTCAGGCCCGGTTGTTTCAGTGAAAAGGGATCCGCCCGCGTCACGGTGGCGCGGATCGTCCAGAGCCCGCCCGGCGTCCTGGCGGCCGTCCATTCCTTACAGACGGCCGCCGTCCGATAGCCCCAGACGATCGTCGCCTCCGCGCCGCGGAGCGTGATCCCTTCGGTGAACATCCGGCTACGGGTGTACGCCGACGATCCACGTCGTACCGTTCCAGTACGCCCGACTCCCGTCGCCGAGTTGGATGTACTGGCCCGTCGTCCAATTCGTCGCCGGGTTCGCCACGACGGTCGAGAGCGCGGCGAAGTTTTGCGGCGGCGTCGCGCCGCTCGGGGTAAACGTCCCAAGGCCCGTCCCTGGCCCGGCGCCCGTCGCGAGCACCTGGCCGGGTACTGACCACGATCCGGCCGCTTTGAACGTGCCGGTCACTTTCGGCGCGTTCATCGAACAGTCGATATCGGCGCTCATGTACGCGGGCCCTTGCCAAAAGAAGGCCGCCTCCGACGTATTGGGCATGAGTTGGAGCGTGCCCGGCGTCGGCGACATCGCCGCCTTAAAGAGCGTGAGCTCGGCCGAGTTCCAGAACCCGGCGAACGATCCGCCGATATCCATCAGGCCCGGGATATAGACCTTGTTCGTATCGCCGAAACACGAGACGTCCTCGTAATCGGTCGCGAACGAGCCCTTCCACGAGTTGATCGAAATGATCTGTACGAGCGCCGATCCGCCGAGCGGATCGTAAGAGACTTTGCCGTAGCGGCCGGTTTTGATACTCATCGTTCGTCCTCGTGTTAGGTGATAGCTGCATGAACGCGGTACTCGCCGCCGCGGTGAAACCAGCGCAGCGAGGGATCGACCGTGTCGACGTCCGTCTCGCGGATCGGGCGGTCCTGGCGGACGCGCACGTCGGCGTAGCCGGCGACGGTGAGCGCCGCGTCCTCGAGGAGGGCGTCGATCCGCGCCGCCGCGCCCTTGATATCGCCGCCGGCCGTCGAGAGCATTTTCGCGACGACGGTGTACACCTTGTCCTCGACGGCCCGGCCGGCGTCATACGTCCAATCGTTGACGGCGTCGGCCAGGGCGACGATCACAAACCTCTGCGCGTTCGGCGGCGCCTCGTCCATGTACACGCCGTCGGGCACAAGGCTTTTCAACGTCGTGTCCTGGTACAGCACGTTCACGAGCGCGGCGTCGATCGCCGAGGTGTCAGGTTTGGGCATCGCCGCTTGTTCTCAATCCGCGCTCCTCGAGGAGGGCGACGATCGCCTCGATGTACCCGCGTTGGTACTTGTTCCTGATGGGTATGAACGTCGGCCGCGCCGGCGTCGTGCCGTGCTTGCCCTTGCGCCGGCCGCTCTCATACGCGTACGCATACGGCGCCGTGTTCATCAGGTAGACGACCTTGCCGTAATCGAGACGCTTCTCGCGCACGATCACGCCGTCGCGGAGGTGCGTCGCCCAGCCCCTCGCGGCGTACGCCTTATGCGTCACGTCGTCGCGATAGGGATACGCCGCCTTGATCTCGACGGCCGCTTGCTCGGCGCTCTCGGTCGCCAGGGCGCCGCCGGCCTGCGCGAGATCGGCGGGTAACTTGCCGAGCTCCTCCTCGAGGTCGTCGAGGCCGTCCCAGGTGACGGAGGCCACTAGCTCAGCACCTCGACGGCGAGGAGTTGCGTCTCGATCCCGCGCTCCTCGAGGTTGGCGACGTTGATCACATTGAACCGGCGCCCGTTGAACGTGATCCGCGTCTCGATCGTGATCCCGGCGTGATAGGGCCCGGTGAGAACATGCGTCGCCTGGGCCAGCACGGCCGACGACGCGAGCGTCTCGAGCGTCCGCAGGCGTTGCGAGGCCGGCGTGATCGCGCAATCCCAGAAGGCCGGATCGAGCGCCTCGAACGTTTCCGTATAGCCGCCGTCGCCGTCGGGCGCGGGATCGCCGGGGTTTTCGAGACTCACGACGTGGCGGTACTGGCCGATCGCGGTCATGCGAGCGTCGGATCCCGATACATCGCGAGGAGGCGGCCGATCGCGAGCCAGACGTCGGCGTCAGGCGTCGAGCCCGACGCGCTCGGCGCCATATCGTCGCCGCGGTGTTCGTACAGGTGCGTCGTCAGGATGAGGACGGCATGTTTAACCGCGAGCGGCGCCGTATCCGCATCCCACGTCGGATCGGCCGCGGTTTTGAGGTAGGCGACGATCGCCTCCTCGGCGGCGTCGAGTTTTTGCCCGATATCGGCGTCGTGGTCAGCATCGCGGATCCGTAAATGCGGTTTCACCTCGTCGACGGTCCAGAGCGGGCCGGCGAGGGTGACGCGAGAAAAGTCTAAGGGCGCCATTGCTCAGGCCTCGGCGAGCTCGCCGATCGCGGCGGCGACTTGTTGCTCGGTCGGATCTGGCGACGCCGCGGGCTCGGGCGACGGCGCAGGGGCCGCAGGCGCCGACATGGCGTTCGGCGCCGCGGGATCCCGGCCCGCGAGCGCCGCCAGGCTGTACATTTGCTGTTGGAGGTACGGCGTCTCGCCGCCGTCGACGGGCCCGAGGCCGAAGTACTTGAGGCGCGCCTCGTTCGGCGAGAGCACGCCGGCCATGATCGTATCGTGCGCGGCCTTGGTGCGCGTCGCCGTATCCATCCAGATCAGCGCGTCGATATCAAATTCGGTCCCGTAGGGCGCCGGCAGCTCGAGGCCCTCGTCGAGCGCGCACTCGAGCGCCGTCATATGCACCTGTAAGCATTGACTCTGATACTGCAACTGCGTCGCCTCGCTGTTCGCGTACGGCGGTTGCTTGCTCGAGTCGACGTACGAGATCGGGACGCCGAAACAGCCCGCGATCATCGCCGTCGCCTGATCGGATTGCGTCGTCAGTTGCGAGTCGACCGCGCTCGTCCCGATATCCTGGTACTTCATGCCGTAGCCGACGACGGCGGTCTTCCCGGGCCCGAGGCCGTGCCAGGTCGCCGAGAGGCGCGCGGCGGTTTTCTCGTCGATCTCGGTGGGCGCGACGAGGAGGCCCGAGGGCCGGCCGCCGGCGGTAAAAAAGTTGATCTGCGAGTTGCCGATCAGGTTCGCGAGGTTCGCCTGCGCGCCGCAGGCATAGAGCGGCGAGATCCCGACGAGCGGGTGATAGGCGCAATTCCAGCGATCGTGAATCATCTCCCGCGCCGGGACGCCGAGCTCACCGTTCGGCAGGCCGGCCAGGAGGTTCGGCGAGAGTTGATAGAACACGGCGCCATCGGGCGCGACGAGCGGCTTGACCATGCGCGGATCGAGCACGTACAGCGCGACGACGACGCCGCGCAGATCGCGATCCTTCAGGACGTACGTGTTCCCATAGAGCAATTTCGAGAACATCCACTGCTCGAGAAACTGGCCGATCGTCTGGTAGCGGTTCGGTTTGGTGAGGACGGGCGAAAAGGCCGGCGAGGTCGTCTCGGTCCAGATCCCGTCGTCGTCGAGCGCGACGAGATTGAGCGGCGTTTTGCCGATATCGCCGCCGATCAGTGAGCAGCACCGAAACACCGTCGGATTGCTCAGCGGCGAGTCGAGGACGAGCGCGTCGTTGTTCTGCCAGGCGCCCGGATATGGCTCGTGCACGATCGGGTACCAGGCGCCCGATCCGGTCGCGGTCGCCGGCGTCGCGGCCGCACTCGACCGCGAGAGGCGCGCGCGCATCGCGTCGAGGATCCCCATAGCCTAGGCGGCCGGCCCCGCGATCCAGGCGGTCCCGTCCCAGGAGGCCTCGCTCGCGTCGCCGAGCACGACGGATTCGCCGGTCGTCCAGGCCGTCGCGGGCGTCGCCGCCAGGCCCGTCATGGCGGCGAGCGTCGCCGGGATCACGCACCCCGCCGGCGTAAACGTCCCGGGCGTGCCCGCGGTCGCGCCGGTCGCCGGTAGCGACTCCGGCGGCGGCGCCTCGGTCCAGCCCTCGATCGAGACGAACCCGATCCCGCGCAGCGTCTCGGCGAGGACGCGATCGGTTACGGCGTAGGTTTCGCCTTCGGCATGGGCGACGCCGTTTTCGGTGTGATAGGTTCGCGCGGTGACGTCGAGCGATTCGCCGGCCATGACTCCCCCTCTGCAAACCGCGCGAGCTCGAGCGACTCGATCCAGGCCTCCTCGACCTCGATCACGTCGCCCGGCCGCCGGTACGCGCCGTCGAAATACCCGTCCCGCAGGACGGTCATACGTTTATGCGGCATAGGTCGCGACGGTGTACTGCACGACGCCCGTCCGCGCCTTTTTCCAGTTGATGAACCGCTCGGCGCGCAGGCCGACGTAGTTCATCTGCCAGAGGCTCGTCAGGACCACCGTCGCATCCGGGACGGCCATCGGCGCCGAGTCCATTTGCAGCGAGGCCTCGCGCGAGACGTCGATCGTCACGCCGCCGTCGTCGGCGTAGAGGATTTGATCCGGTTTGATCAGCGCAACCGTCGTGCCGGCGGCCTGCGAGGCGACGGCCTGGTAGCCCATGATCGTGCCGCCTTGCTGCCCCATGCCCGGGAACAGTTGCTGGCCGAGCGGGTTGAGCGCGTTCGTCAGCGCGAGCGCGTTGCTTTCCGACAGAATCAAATAGGCGCCGGCCGTCGAGATGTTGAGCGCCGTCATGGCGTTCGCCATCGCCTGAATATCGGTGCGCGCGTTCGCGGGCGTCGGGCCGGCGGTCGTGATCGGCGTGACGCCGTTCGTCACCGAGCCCGGCGAGACGCCGGCGACGGCGGCGGCGGCCGGGTCAATGAATTGCTGATCCAAGAATTGCGCGATCCCCGCGACCATATCGCGCCGGATCACCGATTCGGCGTCGGGCGACGAGTTGCGCGCGAGTTCCTCAGTGATCACGATGATCCCGGCGCACTTGGTGATCCCGAGGGTGACGGTCGCGAACGCGAGCTTGCCGACGGGTTTCGGCGCGCCCTGGCCCACCCAGCCGTACGTCCCGCCGCCGGTCTGGGCCGCGATCGAGACGTTGAACGGTACCTTCAGAAACGTCGGGATCTTGCCGAGGATCGTCGCCGGCCGCAGGTAGGCGATAAATTCATCGGTGAGCGGCTTGATCGGCGCGAGCGGCCCGGCCCAGGTCGCATCGGTCGTCGTGCCGGCGGCGACGGCCGCCTTGAGCACGAGCTCAACCTCGGGCGTCGAGTCGTGCCAGCGTTTGGCGTACTCAACGGCCTGCATCGCGTTGCCCCGCGAGGCCGCGAGCGCCTGGCAGTACCGAATGAATCCGGTCCCGGGCTCGACGTTCGCCTTAACCGAAATCACGGGCCGCGGGTTGGCGATAAACAGGCCGCCGCCTTTCGGCGTCTCGGGCACGGGCACGGCCGCGGCGACTTGCATCTTGTCGAGCTCGCGCCAGCGCACGAGATCGGCGTCGATCTGCTTCACCTGGAGGCCGAGCTCGTCGTGTTCGGTCGCGGCCTCGTCGGTGAGCGTCGCGGCGTCGGCCGCGGCGGTTTCCATGATCTCGGTCATGCGTCCGACGTGCGCGGCGCGCTTGTGCTCGAGGTTCGTGACGTGTTCGCCGGTAGTCGTTTTCATAGCAGACCTCGGGCGCGCAGGCGCCGCTAACGATTTGACGGTTAAAATTGTGGCGTTTCGGTTCGCCGGGATCGTCACGAGCGAGAGCTCGCAAATTTCGGTTTTGGTGAGCTTGCGGGCGCCGCTCGCGAGGCGCTCGATCCCGTCCTTCGCGGCCTGAAACCCGATCGAGACGCCGCGCATTAGGCCCGCCTTGACGGACTGCCAGGCCTCATCGACGCGATTCTTGAGGACGCCGGGCTCGTCGACGGTCGCGATCTCGGCGTCAAACCCGATCCGGCCGTCCGGTAACAGACTCAGGCGCGCCGTGCCGACGGGTTGTTTTTGATCGTGGTGAAACAGGAGCGGAATTTCGGCGCGAAAGGTGGCGCCGGCGGGATCGATGCTGTCGCCCTGGCGATCGAGCTCGGGCGTTGAGGCGATGCCCGAAAATCGGCGCCGCTCGGCGTCGACGGCCTTGATCTCGAGGAGGGCGTACGCGCGATCCACGGTTGGCCGTCAAGCCTGCGCGAGGCCTGGCGCCGTGTCGATTTTTAAGTTTTTTATTCGGGCCGGCGCCCGAGTTTTTTCTCGAGGGCCCGGCGAATGACGGCGGGCACGGTGAGATCGCCGCGGCGGGCCTCGGCGCAGAGGCGATCGAATTGTTTCGACGTCAACGTAATCGTCACCGATTGCGAGGTATCGCGAGCGTCGAGGCGCGGGCGTCCTCGCGGTTTCATCCCATGACCAGCATCGCGTATTGGGGCGTCGGGATCGCCTGGCCGCGCAGGTAGCCGCCGATCGCGAGGAGCAAGGCGTCGATCGCGTCGATCTTGTTCGGCGAGTCGATCCGCTCTTTCTGCGGAAAGATCGTGTCGTCGCCGCCGATCCGCGCGACGGCGTTGCTCGCCTGCCATCGGAGGCAGGTGTTCCCGTCGTGCCGGAATCGGCCGTGCTTGACGCGGGCCTCGAGCTCGCGCGCCGGCGGCGTCGTCGTTTTGGGGTTTTTGGGTTCCGTCCGCGCCGGGAATCCCGAGTTGAACAGGGCGCCCGAGATTTGCACCGAGCCGAAATGATCGAAACAGATATCGCGGACGGTGAACCGGGCGCAGGCCGCGCGAATGTCGGCCTCGATTTTCGAGTAGTCGATCATCGTCCCAAAGGTGAGCACGAGCTCGCCGCGCTCGTTCCAGAGGCGATACTCGGGCACGGCCCGCGCCCGCTCGAGCACGACGTCGGCCGGCAGATAGCACGTTACGAAGGCGACGAGGCGATCCTCGTGCTCGAACACGTACGCGACGGCGGCCAGGTCGTCGAGTTGCGCCAGGTCGGCGCCGATCCAGCACGGCGCGCCGGCGAAGGCCTCGAGGCGCAGGTCGGGCGCGGCGCAGGCGTCCCAATGGGCCATCGACAGCCAGGGCGATCCGGCGTTCGCCCACTGCGAGCAGCACTTCACTTTGAATTCGCCCTCGAGGCCGGGCGTCTGTTGCGCGTCGAGACAATACTGGCGCATGTAATCGAGCGCCGGCGTAATCCCGAGGAGCGGGTTCGCCTTGATCCAGAGCGTCTCGTCCCGCCAGTCGTCGCCCTCGTCGAGCGTGTAGATCATGCCGAGGACGTGCTCGGCCTCGACGACGCGCTCGAGGATCTTGCACACCGTCGTCCGCAGGGCAAACCCGATCGAGAGTTGGTTGTACCCGGCCGTCGTCGGGCATAACAGGAGCGGGTTGGCCCGCGCGCCCTGGGCGCTTTTCAAAACATCATGGAGCTCGAACGTCTGGGCGTGCGACTCGTCGAGCACGATACACGACGGGTTGAGCCCGTCCTGCGTCGAGGCCTTGGCATTGATCGGGCGCATGTTGCCGATCGTCGTGCCGTCCCGAATGACACAGATCGCGTTGACAAACGATCGCAGGCCCTCGCCGCGCAGGTAACTCGAGCGCGCGATCATCTGTTGCGCGATCCCAAAGACGATCCGCGCCTGCGATCCCGTCGTCGCGCCGCAAATCACTTGCGGGCCTTTCTCGTCCTCGCCGAGCAAGTGGTACAGGGCGATCCCAGCCATCAGCGTCGACTTGGCGCCCTTGCGCCCGAGCTCCCAATAGAGCGAGGTAAACCGCCGGCGCCGCGGATCCGCCCGCCGGCGCCAGCCGAAGAGCGTCGTCAGCAAAAACACCTGGGCGGGCTCGAGGCGGATCAGCGCCGACGGCCAACGGCCCTCGACGTGCGGGAGGCGCTCGACAAACAGGCAGACGGCGATCGCCTCCCAATCCTCCCAGACGTACGGCCAGGAGGGATCCTCCCGGGCCCGCGCCAGGTCGGCCGCCTGCCGCTCAACGGCCAGTTTGATCCACTTGCAGGCCGGGATCCGCCCGTTCAGGACGCCGGCGCGGTATTCGGCCGCGTCCCGGAGGTAGGCCTTCGGTAGGCGCCGGCGCCGTTCGTCGCTCTGGGGCGGTCCT